CTACTCTGACGATTATTGATGACGGGGAGGGTGAGCGCAATACGGCAACACCATTGTTACGCGAACAGTTTCGCGGGTGGCTGAATGGCGCTGTAATTGCAGGTAGCAATGATGCGCGCCTCATATTTATTGGGACGATAGTGGATGAACAAAGTTATTTGAATCGTATTGCTGGGCCAATGTCTTTTGACCGTAAGGGTAATCGAAAACGTAAGGGTTGGGATACGATGTTTTATCAAGCTATTGTCCAAGATACACAAAAAGGGCTTTTTGTTGCCAGCGGAAAAGAAATAGTCAGACTCGACGGAGAACCAGAAGTATTATGGTCTGACTATCGTTCCTACAAATGGTTAAGCGATGAGCGGGAACGGCTGATGTCCGAAGGTGACGTAGCCTATTTTTATCAAGAATACCAAAATATACCAATGGACGACAGCTTTCGCGTCTTTAAGAAAGAGCATATTCAGTATTGGGATGGTTCGTTTGGTTATAACAATGACCAGCCCGTTATATATCTCGCGGAAGATGGAGAACGACGGGAAGTGCCTATTAATATATTTTTTGGTGTAGACCCTGCTTCATCTGAGAATGTAAAGGCGGATTATACGGTTATAATGGTTGTTGGCGTAGATAAAGAACATAATATTTATGTAATTGACTATTTTCGCGGACAAGTAACTCCGATGGATGGTGCAGATAAAATTTTCGAACTGGCAGAAGTCTATAAACCGAAAGAAATCAAGATTGAAGAGACAGGACATGTGATGTTATCTGAATATGTTACCCAAAAGTCAAAAGAATTGGGACATTTCTGGAACATTACGCCCAAACAAGCGATAAAGGGTAAATATTATCGAATAAAACAGCTTCAACCCTATTTTGCATCCAAAGCAATGTTTATTCGTGACGAACATTTCGAGTTGGAACAAGAATTATTAAATTTTAAAGAACATGGCTCATTTAAGAAAGATACACTTGATGCTTTGCGCTGGGCGGTAGATGATATGTATAAACCAAACGTGACTTATGACGATGAAGGCAGTATTATCCCCTTCCAACCTAAAATGCGTGGCATGGATTGGCAAACAGGTGAAGTTATTTATGCATAAATTAATATTTTTTTCTTGCAATAAACGTCACATTAATGTAACATAACCTAAGAATATATGATAAAACTGAAAAAATTAAAGCTTGAAGACATTTCCGCCAATGATGTGCGGGATGAATATACGTTATACCAATCAAATGCGATTGATTATCGGGCGCAGATGGCTGAAGATGAAGAATTTTACTTGGGTGTTCAGCTAACATCGGCACAAAAAGATTATTTACTGAGTGTGGGGCAACCACCAGAGGCCAATAATAAAATTCGCCCTGCTGTGGAGCAGGTTTTGGCTAATATTGCAGGTGCATCTCCTGAGTGGGATGTTCACGCCACAGGCAAGACTGATAATGAAGTCGCTCACGTGTATAATGCGCTTTTAGACAAGGTTTGGTATGACAGCAATGGTGATAGACATTATCGGAGCGTGTGCCGTGATTTTATTGTAAAGGGAATTGGTTTTGTTTATGTATACCCAGATTGGCAGGCTGAAAATGGTGCAGGTGGTATCCGCATAAAACGTGTATCCCCCGAAAGTGTATATGTAGACCCAAATTCCATAGACCCATTTTTTAGAGATGCATCAAGTATTATTTTGTCTGACCTACATACGAAGGAATCTTTAAAGCATCATTTCCCTGAATATGCTGATATTATTGAAGATGCGCGTGAGGATGAATATAAGAATGAAATCGGCGCTGATGGCTATAACCGAGATAAAGTTCTTCGTCGGAATGATATTACGTCTGACGGTCAGCCAAAGGTTAGAAAATTTGTACGGTGGAGCTATGTGAATGTTCCCCATGTAATTGTCACGGATGTATTGACGGGGAAATATGATACATTTGACCATGAACAATATTTAAAATTATCCAAAGAGGATAAATATAAATCATATATTAAGGCTGGGCAAGTTGAAGAACAGGTTACTTATATTCGGCAAGTCCGCGAATTATTTGTAATTGGTGACAAGGTTATTTACGATGAAGTGTTGCCGATTGACCGATTTCCTCTTATTCCTGCGTGCAATGAGCATAATGGAACCCCCTACCCTGCTGGTGATGTTCGTCATGCAAAGTCGCCCCAGCGAATGTTAAACCGAACAGAGGCATTGTTAATAAGCCATGCTACATCTACAGCCAGTTTTAAATTAATATATGAGGATGGTGCTTTAGACCCAGAAGAGATGGAGAAGTGGTTTGTTCCAAATGCAATTATACGTGCAAACCCGAATGCGCTATCGAATGGCAAAATCAAGGAATTTGCCCCACCATCCATCAGTAGCCAGCTCTATTCTGAGAAACAGCGTTATGAAATCGACATAGAAACGATTTTTGGTGCGTATAAATTTCAGCAGGGCGACCCTCGTGGCGCTGTTGGTACGGTGGGGGAAGCTCAGATAATAGATGAGGCATCATCACGGAAGCAGAATTGGAAGATATTGCCCGTATATGACATGTTGAACGAGGTTGGTAAATGTGTGGCTTTATATACGCCTTACGTTTACGATAAACAGCGTGTATTGCGTATCGTGAACCCATTGGGAATCGAAAAAGAATTAACCATCAACGTGCCAGTTATTAATGATTATACAAAGGCTGTTGAGCGGATTTATGATGTAACGACTGCTGAAGTTGATATTCGTGTTGTAGTTGGAAGTACCCGTGCTAAAAGCCCAAGTGCTAATCTGTCGCGAGACATTTCACTTATGCAAGTTGGTATTTACGATAAGATTCAGGTGATAATGAATATGGAAGGCGATGTTGATAAGACAGCTTTAATCGAGCGTATGGGCGAGATATCGAACCTGACATCAGAGAATGCTCAACTAAAAGAGCAAAATAAAGAATTATCTGGTGATATACAAACCAGAGAACGAGAATTGTTTCATGCAAATATGCGGGCGGAAATCGCAAATGCCACAAAACCTGTGGCTCAGGCTGTGAGCAACTTGCGTGCCACCGCAAAAGCAGAACAAGACAAGCAAAAGGAAATGACGCGAGAGACCGCAAGTGATTTAGCGTTTATGTCCGATAGTGCGATTAACTCAGAAACGGAAGCCCCACCTCCTATTGAAGAGGGGATAATGGGAGTTGGGTAACTTCATAAACGGAAAAGGAGCATCGTGTGAGTAAAGCGACAAAAGAACAGCAGACCCAAGACATTGGCGACGATAACCTTATGAACGTATTGGATAAGTTCAATACATCTGAAGGCTCGGAGACCGAAGGCGCACCTGAAGTGGTGCTTGAAAGCCAACCTGAGACCGATGTGGAAGTGGAAGCTGATGAGCCTGCGAAAGAACAGGCTGTGGAAACAAGTGACGACAGTAAGGAAAAAAGTTGGCTGATAGAAAATAAATTTCGAGATGATGATGATGGAAAATCGAAATTGGCTGAAGCATATCGAAATATGCAAAGTATGAAGGATAAAGCAGAGCAAGAGTTGGGCAATCGAAACGAGCGTTATGAAAAGTTATCTGAACTTGATGAATGGCTGAAACAGAATCCAGAAATGGTAAAGATGATGCAGAATGAAGTGCAGAAACAAGATGTTCGCGGTGGCTCCCCTCCTGCTAAACCTGAAGACTATGATGTATATGAAGAGAGTGTTGAAGGCAGTCTATCAGCAAAATGGCGTGGAGATTATGACGAATGGCTTATGGAACAAGGCGCAAAGAAAGCAATGCAATATGTGGACAGGCTTCGTGCAGAAGACCAGCAAATAAATGCACAAAATTCTGAAATACAGGCTTTGAAGTCAATCGGTATGAGCGATGAAGAAATAAAACAATATTATAGCTTCATGAGCGCCCCTGAAAATGTTACTCCGCAGAATATGGTTGAGGTATGGAAGAAACTCGACCCACAGGCTCAAAACACACAAGAAAGCGATAATGCGGAGTCAGAAGCTAATGTTTCAACTGAAAATGTTAAAAAGTCAATGACAAAAGTACCCAATGCGGGTGCAGTTGACGGAAAGACAGCGCCTGTAAAAAGTGCGCAAGATAAGCAAGTTGAATCATGGTGGACTGGCATTATGGCTAATTCAAGATAAAAAACTCGAAGCATAATAGACGTTAGCGGTTAGACGTTATACGTTGAGTCGATAGCTGTCATGGATGCTATCGGGTTTGAAAGGAAAAAGCCTTATGGCGTTTACATATGGTAGTGGAACTTCGACACAGTTCTCAGACGGTTCGCAACGGCAGGTACTTGAACTTGGGCCTGAAATACATTATTACAACCCAAGTGTCACACCTATCTTGACTGTTTCTGGTCGTATGTCTCAGCACGGAACACCTGTTCCGATTTTTGAGTGGATGGAAGACGAATATTTCGTTAAGCGTTCTATCAGTCTCTCTGCTGGAGAAATGACCGCAGACAGTGAAGTCGTAGATAGTGCAACAGCATCTGCAAATGGCGACCAATCAATCATAAAACTCCCCCGACAAGCTCAAATGGAAATGTTTGAAGTCGGTGGTCTTTACACAATCTCTGGTAGTTCAGCACAGGGTTCTGGCGGTTCAGGCGCAAACACACATTTTCTGTGTATTGCGGTTGGAAAAGATGTAAACCTGTCCTCACCTTCAGATAAACACGTGCAGTTTGTTGGCGGTACATATAGCTCTGGTACATGGACATTTGATTCTGTGGCAGATGCAACGGATATGATTACTGACGGCCAAGCAACAACGATTACGTTTGTTGGTACTGCATCGGGCGCAGGTAGCTCCAGCGGGAAGGCTTCTTATGAAGCTGGTTCTGATGGTGCATCTTTGACTGACGGTGAAACCTTTGCCATTCGTGGTATAGAAGGTATTGCTGAGGGTGCTGGGGTTGGAAAAGCAACACAGAAGAAAGTGCGTCGGTTGTCAAACTGCACGCAAATCTTCCGCGAACCTTACGAGATTACTCGTACGGCGCGTGTTTCCCAGCAATATGGCGGGCCAGAATTGGCACGCTTACAAGCACGTAAACTGGCTCAAGTAAAAGTGAATGTTGAATATGCAATGATGTTCAACGGCGCGAAGAGTCTGGATTCAAGCTCAGCTAACCCGAAACGTGCGTTTCAGGGACTTGGCGTGGGTGGAAGTGCTGGTGCTGTTCAATCAAACAATGGTTATGACAACTCAAATTTGCAGTTGTCTGACTCATCGGGTTCATTAAACGACTTTGATGCATTGATTGAAAACATCTTCCAAGATACGGTTGATGGCAGTATGGAAAAGACTGTTTATTCTTCGAATAAATGGTTGCGTAAGTTAGCGAAGATGGTTCGTGGTGATGCTTCAACAGCGCTTAATTCTATTCAAGGTTCGGAAACCAAAGCTGGTTTGCGTGTACTTGAGTATGTTGGCCCTGTTGGGAAGTTAAGTTTTGTACCTCATCCTTTACTGAAGGGTGGATACGAAAATTACGCTGTTGCGATTGATGAATCGAATTTCGATATACGGGTTCTTAGTGAATCTGGCTTCCAATTACGGAAAGATATCGTTAAAGATGGTTCTGATGGGCAAACTGATGAATGGCTGGTGGAAATGGGGCCTGAAATTAGACAGGAACAAACCCACGCTGTTTTAAAGTTGACGTAAAAACAGTAATAACAGATTATCGGGGGGCGGGCGACTGCCCCCCATTAATCAAAGGAAAATAAATATGGCAGACCATATAAAATATGCAGTTTCAGTTGATGTAGTCGATGAGTATGTAGCTACAACTGCGTATACTGATGATGAGAGTGACAATGCTGGTAGCAATGTTGCAAAAACAAGTTATAGACATTACTCAGCAGTAGGAAAAACATTGGGCGGTAGTGTTAGTGCGACTACTACAGCTACTGGTGGTATTGAGATTGCAGGTAATATAAGTGGGTACAGCAGTGGAGACCCTACATACGCAGAAGCTACTGTGTCGGGGGGAACAGCAACAACTTTAGGTAGTGCTGGATATGATATGGTGTTTGTCAAAAATACTGGGTTCGACTATGATAGCGGTTTGGGGTCTACGGCGAGAACAACAGAAACCGTTAAGGTTACTATTGGCGCACAAATAATTGCTGAACTACATAATGGTGGTGCGATTATTTTGCCCAAAGTTCCAGCGGAAGATGTTAAGGTTCAGTCTTCTGATGCCAGCAATAATATTACAGTTGAATATTGTTTAGTGACATAATTGTGAGATATCAAGAAGCATACGAACTAATAGACGCTGGACTAATGAAGGCAAACCTGAGCTTTCCTGTTTTGGAAGCACTTAAAGCTGAGGTGTTCGACGAAAAGGTAAATGAAGTCGGATTGCGTTCGGTTAAAAAGCGTTCAAGCGAAAGTTTTACCTCAACAAGCACAAATGTTTATACATTCTCGAATGATGATATCAGCAATAAAATTTATAAAGTTCAGCTTGATAAAAGTATCGTACCATTTGTAAGTGAGAAGCGATATATAGAAAATCTGGATGAAAATTTAGTGGATGAAATTGGTTATTTTATAAAAAAAGAAGGAAATGACACTAAAATATATTTTACCAAAGATACGGATGCAGGAAAATCGCTGAAGGTATTTTACTATGCGAAGCCAACAGCGAAGTCTGCGGTGACGAGCGTTGTAGATATTCCTGCGCAATTAATACCCGCGTGTGTGCATTATGCATTGAGCCAATTTTTGGCATTTGACGGACAGATGCAGATAGCATCTGGGCATCGCGGTTTAGCACGGCAGATTGAAGCGGAATATATTGAAACGGATAATGCCAGAGAAGCAAAACCTGATATTATTCCATTACCATTACAGGATTTTATCTAATGGCAGATTTTAAAGAACAAATAGAAGATATGATTGGCACGGTTGGCGATGACCAATATTTGGCAGATAGTATGAATGCTGTTGCAAAAGAAATCATCAATGCAATGCCAGAAAATAAATTGTGGGCGGTGGGGGAAGAATCCGATGAACAAACGTCCAATGGTTTTTTATTAGAAGATGGTAAAGTATTGGGCGTTTATAGGGAAAACGGTACAAACGATGAATTTGTATCATGTAAAGAAGTGCCTATTTATTTTGAGCGAAAAGTTCAAGACAGCAATTCTTTATTTTATCCATCAAAAGAAGAACCTGTTTTTTTATTAAAAAATGGTTCTGTAAACGTGTATCCTTTACCCGCTTCTACGGGTGAAAAGGCTTTTAAGGTTGTTAGTGTTGCCTATCCAGCCGTGACATCAGTAACGATTTCAACATTAAGTACGATTGCTAACTTCCCAAATGAGGTTGAGCATTTATTAATATTGGGCGCATCGGCACGAGGTTTACAGTATTTGATGGCGCGGGTAAAAAGTAATTTGTCTGGCTTAGCACCAAGTTTTACTGCACCTACATTCCCAACTATTAGTACGTTGAGTCTCAGCATAGCGCCGAGTGTACCAAGTATTAGCGCACAAAGCGTTAGTAGTTTGGGGACTGCCCCTACTTATTCGAAGCCAAGTTTTACTGCACCCTCATTCCCAACTATTAGTACGTTGAGTCTCAGCACACCGCCGAGCGTACCAAGTATTAGCGCACAAAGCGTTAGTAGTTTGGGGACTGCTCCTACTTATTCGAAGCCAAGTTTTACTGCACCTACATTCCCAACTATTGGGACGTTGAGTCTCAGCACAGCGCCGAGTGTACCAAGTATTAGCGCACAAAGCGTTAGTAGTTTGGGGACTGCTCCTACTTATTCGAAGCCAATTTTTGTAGCACCTACATTCCCAACTATTGGGACACTTTCTGTTTCTGGTGCGCCAGCTATACCAGTGTTGAGTTCTTTAGCATATAGTAATGCAAGTAAAACAGCTTTTGGTGAGTCAGTAGCGATGACATCGCTTGGTACACCACCGAGTTATATTTCTCCTACTGCGAGTATTGATACAGGACAACTAATTACATTTTTAGAAACAAATGAAGACCCAGAATTGGCAGGCGTACAAATTGAGCGAATGCGTGTGGAGCTGGGTAAATATCAGGCGGATTTATCAGATAGGTTGAATGATTTTAATGAGAGCGCTGAATCTTATCGCGCTGATATCCAGAAAAAAATCAAACAGGCGGATATTGATATTGCAGAAGCGCAGATAGATGCGCAAAATGGTACGAATGTATCCATTCAGAATGAAGCAAAGCAGTTGGAGGCGGATTTATCAAACAACAAGTTGGTATTGGAGAAATATACGTCTGAATTGGGAAGTTATCAAACGACGGTGAGTGGCGAGGTGCAGACGTTTGTGAATAATGAAATCCAGCATAAGTTTCAAAAATGGGTCACTGAATACAGTAGTGAGTTGCAGAGATATCAATTAGATATTCAAAATGAATTGAATGTATTCAACAAAGAAAATGTGGCATTTCAAGCAGACTTACAGAAGAAAATTAAAGATGCGGAATTAAATGATGCTAATCAGAATCGTTTATTGCAGACTTATTCAAATGAGATTCAAGGCTTTGGTGTAACAATTAATGCTGAAGTGGAGCAATGGTCGAAGAATGAAATCGAGAACAAGTTTAATAAATGGTTGAATGAATACAGTAATGCGTTGCAGGAATATCAATTAGATATTCAAAATGAATTAAATGAATTCAATAAAGAGAATGTAGCATATCAAGCAGAATTACAGAAGAAAATTAAAGATGCCGAATTAAATGACGCTAATCAAAATCGCTTATTGCAGAAATATTTAAATGAGATTCAAGGTTTTGGTGTAACGATTAATGCTGAAGTGGAAACATGGTCAAAGAATGAAATCGAGAACAAGTTTAATAAATGGTTGAATGAATACAGTAATGCGTTGCAGGAATATCAATTAGATATTCAAAATGAATTAAATGAATTGAACAAAGAAAATGTGGCATATCAAGCAGAATTACAGAAGAAAATTAAAGATGCGGAATTAAATGATGCTAATCAGAATCGTTTATTGCAGACTTATTCAAATGAGATTCAAGGTTTTGGTGTAACGATTAATGCTGAAGTGGAAACATGGTCAAAGAATGAAATCGAGAACAAGTTTAATAAGTGGTTGAATGAATATGCGAACAAAGTTCAGGTCTATAATGTGGATATAGCGAAATATAATGCAAACCTGCAAAGGTATAATGCAGAATACGGTTGGTATCAGGAACAGTATCAACGGTTGGATGGTAAATATAATGAAATGCTAAAAGTATATATTTCAAACTGATGCCGAAGAAAACGCACATAATTAGTCGTTTTGATGGGGGCATTAATGAAGAATCAAACCCCAGAGACCTTGAAATCCATGAACTTGTCAGTGCTAAAGATGTGGCTGTTGATAATGTTGGCAAAGTTAAGACAACGCCCTATTCTGCCAGTAATGAAGCTACAATAACTAATATTTTGCAAGTATTTGGGGATGGAATATTTTTATTTTCTACGGATTATCTTCGGGCTGAGTCTGCAACTCAGAGCGTAACAGATGACACGGGTGATGATTATGTGGCAATGGCTGATAAGGAATCATCTGGCGGTATCCGAATACTAAGCCGAACGAACGGCAGTGATTCTTCAGGTACTAACCCTATCCAATTTTCTGATAATGCCGATATCCAGCCCAACTATTTTATTGCTGATGGCGGATTGCGTGTATGTGATGGCAATTTTGATACTACGGAGAATGATTCACGGTGGTATGGATATATTAAGCGTGATTTGTTCCCGAATAATACAGCAAATAAATATTCGATAGATGGCTGGAAACATGAGAAGGTAAATATTGAGACCCCCTCTACATCGAGTAGTTTAAAATCGGGTACGTCTGTTTCGTCTATAGTGTCATATAATGATGAGACGGATGTTTCGACAGCTACAAACAATGATACGTCTTATACGTCTAATTCGAATGCGGTTGATTCAGATGATGGAACCATAACAAAATCTAAAGGTGACTTGGGGTTTACGGGGGGCCAAAATTATGTGAATAGTGTTCGTATTCGTTTAAAAGTAACTGGATATGATGATGATAATTGGATGATTACAAGTGCGTTACGTGTGGGCGCACAAAATAGCACATCTTTTCAGTCTACTGGTTATGCATACCATTCTTTTTCGCTGGAACAGATAATAGACCAATTTGATGGCTATCCAATGAGTACGGAAGATATTTATGAATATACATTTACATTCCCTGATAGCGGGTTAGACATATCGACGAATAGTTTACGTGTAAGTTTAAGAACATTGACAAATGATTCGGGTGGTACAGTTAAAATTGACAGTATTTACGTTGAAGGCGGTACGGGAATCGGCGATACATCTTATAACCAAAGTCCTAATTCGATTGATGTGACTATTGGCGACTCGGCGACGGCGGGGGCTGACTGGGTTGGGGATTGGAATGTGGGAGTTTCTTTTGTTTATGATGGTGTACAAGAATCATTGGTACAGAAACTTTCTACGCAGAGTGGCGGTGATACGGTTACACTTACAAAAGCACCCTATACCAATGTTGGATTTAACTTTACAACCAGTTGGAATCAGCGGATTACGGGTACAAATATATATGTAAAAAAAGAGGATGAAACAGATTGGAAGCTCCATGCGATTGTGGATATGACGGATGGTACGATACAGCGATATGACGACCCACAGAAGTTCTATTCTGCTTACAGCGTAGCGAATACTGGGTTTTTGTTTAATCTAAAAGGTGAAGTGAGTGTAAATATACCATTTATTACTTATGAATCCAGTGCAGGTTATTCTCAAAGTTTGAATACATTAAATGCGCGCTATAAGACAGCCGTTATTGCTAATAGGCGTTCTTATGTTGCAAATGTGATGGTGAAAGATAAGAGTGGTACATATATAAAGTATGCAGATAGAATTATTAAAAGCGCCCCCAATAAGTTTGATGTATTGCCATTAGAAAACTCTTTAGAGGTGACGGTGAATGATGGTGAGAGTATTACGGCATTGATGGAGTATGGCGACAAATTATTACAATTTAAAGAGCGTACTCTATATATTATCAATATATCGGGTCAGTTTGAGTTTAATGAGGGTGTATTTCATTTTCGTGGTATAAAAAATAAGGCGCAGGTCTGCAAAACAGATATTGGCATTGCATGGGTAAACGAGAATGGATGTTTTTTGTTTGACGGTAAACAGATACGTGATTTACTGGAAAAACGCGGGAAAAGATTAATAAAGAAAAGCACATGGGCAAGTTTTGTTTCTGAAAAGAGCATGATAGTGTATCAACCCGATTTACAGCAAATTATTATAGTGAAGAGCTATGGAACGGAATCAGATGGTGGCGACGCTTATATATTTGATTTGGTAACGAACAGTTGGGTATATAAAAATGATTTTTTAGCCAGTAGCCTTAATAAAACAAATGTTATTAATGACTGGGATGGTAAGATATCTTATTGTACTCAAGTACAAACCAGCTCAATATTCAAACAAGTCATACAGAGCGAGACTGCTCAAAGTGGATTTGAGCTAATTACCCCCGATATTGACTTTGGGAATCCTGCAACGAGAAAGAACATATATGAAGTTCAAGTAAGTTATAAAGGCGGAACGAGTCAAAATGTAACGGTGGCTTATGATACAGACGGTGCTAATAGTTTTAGCACAAGTTTTAGCACGGTGCTAAATAGCACAAGCGCCAACCAGACGACAACAACCTTAGCGCCAACTTCTATTATAGAGGATGCTAAAAGTTTTCAACTAAAATTTACAGGTACGATTGCAACAGGGTTTGAGATTAATGATGTTTCGATAGTTTATCGAGAGAAGAGAGTAATATAAAATGGCAAGTAGTTTTTTACTAAATAGATATCAGCGGACATTAAGACCTAAAACACGGTTGTTTTTGGAGCGTGCTAAGATGGAGAGCAAAATAGCAAGTGAGATGCATGATGCTAAAATGAATACGATTACCAAGACATCAAGTGCTATCCAAAAAGGTGGTGCAACACTTAGAGACTATAAGCTGGCAAAAGCAGGCGGATTTGAAGGTGGTATATTAAACTTTTTAAACAGCCCTGAAGAAGCAGGAACCTTTAAAGCAAAGGGGGCTGATTTGGCGAGGGTATATGGAAAAGATAAGGTATTGGGCGGTGATATATTTATTGGGGAAACTGGTGGTGTAGAACAAAAAAATCCAGTGGATTTTAGTAAAATAGATAATAAAGATGACATATTTCAAGGGGCAAATGGCGCTTGGCAACAAAGAGTTCCAGTGGATTTAAATAAAATTACAGATGAAGATGTTGCCCCAGATAAGGGTAAAATATATAAACAAAGACCTGATGCATTGTCTATTTATATTAAAAAACAACTTGAAAAAAAATTGGGATTGGGGAGGACTCGCTAAATGGGATATGCAAGTAGTGGTACAATAGAAGGTGGGATGTCTGGTGCATTGGCTGGCTATGCTGTTGGTGGGCCTGTGGGCGCAGGTATCGGCGCTGTTGTAGGTGGAGTGGGTGGTTATCTTAGTGGGGGTGAAACTGACCGTAAGAATGCCAGAATTCGAAGCGGTTTGTATGAACAGGTTGGAAATCTGCAAGAAAAGCATGGTGAGATTGACGCTTATTATACAGATATGTTGAAACAGGCTGAAGCGGAAGATAAATTAGAAACAGAGGGATTGTTCAACAAATTTTTAAATGATTCTGTCACTATGGAGGGGAACACAAACCAGTTGATTGGTCAAACGGATTTTGCCACACATGGAACGGTGAATAAAGCACATACAAAGCAAGTTGAAAGTTTGAAGGATTGGATGAATCTGGCGCGAGAAACGCAAGAAAATAAATTTAGTACAGAGCAAACGGAGATAAATATGGCTCAAAATGAAGCTCATGATGAGGTGGATAATTTAATTGAAAGTCTGAGAATACAGGCATTGGGATTATAATACAGGAAATAAGATGGCAACACAATCACAGATACGGAAACAGAGAAATACAGCAGAGATAATGGAGCTTTTGGGCGGATATCTTAAGATGAAAAATGAAGAGCGGGATTTGTATAAGCCAAAAGATAAGCAACTTCGTACTGTGGGCGATGCACTGTATGAATATAATCCAAATGACGGTTCTACAAGAGAAGTTATATCTAATCAAAAGCCAGAACTTCGTGCTGTGGGCGATGCACTGTATGAATATAATAGGAATGACGGTTCTACAAGAAAAGTTATATCTAATCAAAAGCCAGTCTACAAGACGGGGTCTGATGGTGCTATTTATAGTTTAAATGGTGATAATCAAAAAATGCTTATCAAGGGCCAAGAAGAAAAAGTTTGGGTTAATGTGAAAGACCCTGATACTGGAGAACCCAGAA